AGATCCAACCGTTAATAACATCTGTGTAATCACCTACATCTTCGTCTTCAGCTAATGCTAGTAAAGCTTTGTAGATGGTAATACCAAATCCCCATAATCTAACACCTTTATCTTCTTCTCCTCTAACAATTACAGGAGCAAAAATTCTAGTTTTAGGGCTGATTTTACCAGATAGAGACCAGTTGTCTTTATCGTTAGTTTTTCTAAGTTCTTTTACGAACTCTTCGATAGGGTCTTGCTTACCAAAATTTGATAAAGCGACCATCGGGTACTTTCCTATACCGTAGTGGAATTTTAATTCCTTAAACGGAAATGTAGGATCGAAAGCAGACGGTACAATTCTTACTGTTTGCTTCCCTAATTCAGGTTTCCAAAAAATTGTGGAATAGTCAGTTTTTTCTCTTTCCTGACCATTGTTGTTTAACGCATCAAGTTTTGCGCGGATTGCATCTAAATTCATATAACTATTTTTAATTTATAACGTTATTATATTCTATAATATAAGAACTTTTTTTTACGATTCCAACTCTATTATACGAAAAAGTTTCGTATTGATCCTTTTTAATTCAGGACCTTTGGTGAGCAATATACAATTTCTATAATCATTCCAATTGATCTTAAACTCTTTATCGAGCTTACCATCATTGAGTTCTTTGACTAAAGTATTTAGTGCATTATAGTATATAGGGTGTTGGATTCCTTTTTCCTATGCACTAAAATTGTATTCTCTAAAAAATTAGAAACATTTACATAATCAACATTATACGTACAAATATATTCATCTTGACTTTTGGAATATAGTACGAAAATTTTATTGTAAATAATTCTATATCTTTCCTGTATCTCCTGTAAGGTATTCTCTAACTCATTTGTTGTAGAGAAGGTACAGAATAGTTTGTTGCTCATATCATCGTTTAAACTTGTTATACCGAAATCGTAATCGAATCGGTTTTCTTGTATAACTGTTTGTTGTATCATTTATAAATATGTTTTTAAATTATAAAACTAAATTTTGTGAGTACTTAAATTTAACTGGGTATTTTCCTGTCTCACTCAGTATTCTCTGTATGTCATTCAATGTTTCTTTGCCATCTTCTTTATAAAAATCAAATAAGAGTGCATCATACGTATATAAAACGACATTGGTTTTTTTATTTTTCAAATATCTCAAAACATCTTTTAATATTAATATATTACGAGAAGTTTCAAGGGACTGCATAACGTAATTCATCAGTTTCTGAGGATTCATACCTTTTAACGCCTTAGTGAACGGTTTATTACTAATTGGCGCCAAGATTCTTCCGTTAGTTTCGTATTCGGTCCAAAGACTTTTGATAAATCCATCGATTTTTTCAAACACGCTGAGAAAAGCGTATTTCTCTGGTATCTTTCCGTAAATTGCGTGAAAGTTAATCTGTTTTGCTTCGTTGTATTCTTCATCTGTGATTTCTTCTTTATTGAAATATTGCTTTGCTAACTGTTTATGAGCAGATTCTTCAGTTAATTCATAGTCTATCTGTTCAGATAAGAGCCTAAGATGATAGCCATCAAAATCAAACTCAACAAAATAATCTCCTTGTGGCTTAAAGCATTTTCTGTGTTCTGGGCTCTTTGGAATAGCTGCAAAGTTAACAGAATTGAAAGCGTTAGTAGGGCGAGATGTAGCATTGTATAAATTATATGAGGTGTAAGTTATATTATCTTCAATATTATATAAAGGATTCTTTGGAGTAAATAATGTATTGAAAGCATCGTAGTATATTCCTAGCCCATGCTGTTCTAATAAATAAAAAACATTAGTTGCAACTGTATTATAAAACTCAAACCCTTCAGGTATGTCATATTCGATAACTTTACTTACTTGTTTGTAAATATTTTCTGAATTATCATATAAAAGACTAAGAGGAATTATTTGGTTTATGTTGTTAAAGTCTCTATGTCTGTTATAAAAATAATTTATCTTATTTGTTTCTCTCACATACTCTAATCTATCGAATTCCACCATGCTATATAACAACGATAAATCCGTTGCTCCTTGTAGATTAAAGTAGTAGAGTAAGTCTTTCTTATTAAGTGTATATAGTTTACTTGCTTTAGATAAAATTGTGTAGATACGTTCTTTATCTACATTAAGTCCTTCGCTATGATTGATGGGAATTATATAACCATTTTTCGAACCTACCAGTCTTATGTAGACAGCAGTTAATGATGCAAGTTTAGGATGAAAATTATTGTTAGATGAAATAACATCAACATAACAACCAAGTCTTGCTAACTTCTCTAGTCTCTGTAACTTATCTTCTTCTTCTAAAATATAAAACACTTGTAAAAAACCTTTACTTTATATTAATATAAGTAAAAAAAGTTAAACTACAAACTGTTTTGGGTCATTTAGGTAATTACTTATACCTTTCATTGTTTTTTCAGCGGTATCCACTGTTTGTTTATTTCTTGAGGCTGAGCCAATATACAGATATCCATTGTAGTATGTATCATCAGCAGGTGTAGATAAATTCCATTCAAGTATAATTCCTTGATGTGATGGATACTTTACAGCTAACTTATATTGTTTTAAATCTACTTCTTTAATTTTACCTTTTCGTAAATCTTTAATAAAGTGTCTTTTGTATTTTTTATTTTTGTAATCATTTTCTGTAGGACCTTCTGTATATGCTTTGATAGCAGGAGTTTCGTTCTTTTTATTTAGATTTTTTTCATAATCTTTTTTTAGTATGAGTTCCCTTTTAGCATCAACAGGTGATTCACCTTCAAAGTATTGGTTTTTATATGTAATAATATACTTACCTCTAAAAGGTTTCAATGTTTCTTTTACCAGTAGAGAATTTTCTCCTCCAGCGGCAGTAAAAGGTCCTTTATATTTAGATTTTGGTAAATACATTATTTCTTCAATATTACAGCTCTTGCTTCTAATCTAGTTGTCCACATTCCATTATTTATATCATGAGATACATTATTTACTTGGAATCCTACTCCTGCTTCTACATATGATTCTGGTAGTAGTTTTTCAGGTAAGGTAAAAAACTGTAATATTTTTATACCTCCTATACCTAACATCTCTAAATTTAAGTTAGCTCCAACATGACCTCTAGCAGGACCTTTACCATCAGAGTTTTTAGAGGACGCCATTGCAGTTTGTAAATCATATGGCATTATTTCATTAGCAGTTGTAGAGATCTTTTCAGAAGCATCTTTTTGATAGGACTTTGATTTAGTTAATTTATCAAACGTTTCTTGAAATGTCGCTTTTTTCTTTTCAAATGCTTCTTTAGGAGTATTTCCTCCTTGTTGAGTATCTCCTGAGACTGTAAATCTTTTTTCTATACCTGCATTAAACCTAGACATTCCATCGTTAGTTGCTTTATCAGCACTCTGTCCTTGTATAATGGCTTGAGATACAATATAATTTAACATTGAATTACTAAGTTGACTATCTACTGATAAAGATCTTAAATAAGATTTTTTACCCATTACAGGTATTTCAAGTACTTCTTTATCAGCTAAACTTGGGTTTGGAAGTACGTTTCTATCTACTACCATACTAGGTCCTAATTCTGAATCTAAATAAAAATCGTTATATAATTCAAAATCGTTAATACCACCTATTGCAGTCTCAACTTGCTCCATTAAACTTTTAAGAAAATATTGAATAGTAAATTCTTTATCTGCTGTAGCTTCGTTTTTAATTTTAGTATAGAGATCATAAACCTTATAAGCATTGACATAAATATCCATTATATCACCAGTCATTTCTCCGGTACCATCTCTTTCTCCTGGGAGATCTTTTGTATCTAATCCTAATGTACCTGTTTGTTGAGGTAGTAAACATGTTTCTATATCACCGCTAAAATGATCTTCGTAGGTTAAATATAAACACCTACCGCTTTTAGTAGTAAACTTTCCTTTATCAGCTGCTTGACCACCAATTTTTGGCATATAGTAATAATTAATTGCACCTAACACAAAGCGTAGAGGTACATAAACCCAATACCATTTTATATCTGTGGTTTTAAATGGTAAGTAGTATGCTTTTAACTCAAAATCACCTTCTGGTGAATTTATTTCTTCAATGATACCTGTTATATCATCCTCATATTTTTTTAATGCTGTATCAAGTCTATCTTGTTCTACTTCATTTATAGTATCTTTTACATCATCTCCTTTAGTTCTTACTGTAGTTTTAGCTATTCTATTAAATATAGATGCAAAATTACTATCTAAAGATTCTGCCTCATCAAACTCTATTTCATCTTGAGCTCCTGCAGTGGATTGACCTTGAACACCGTACATAGTTTTAGTAAATTCAGATGCTGCACCTTTTCCTAATACTTCAATATTTAATTCGTAAAAACCAGGTTCATATCTCCATTCATAATTTTTTACAAATCCAAGTAATGCATCGTAGTTTTGACCTGAGTCTTCTATTGTTTTACTAATAGCATCTTCTATTACTTTTGGATCTTGAGGGCTTGTAGTGATTGCAGTTTCGTCGCTAAGTTTTTGAGGTTCATAGTTAGCACTACCTCCTTTATCTACATATACCGAATGTCCCCATTCTACTAGTATAGGAAATCCAGGTCTCATATATAGTTGCTCCATTTTAGCTAACTGCGCTCTAGAATAACATCTTACTACTATGTTAGCTTCCCTAGTGAACCCACTATTACCTCTATTAGTAACAGAAAAAGAAAGTATACCGGGAGTCGGCACCATTCCTTCATTTTCTTCAAAAGTATAAAAACCTTTATCACTATCTATAAAAGAGTTTTCAAAATCAAACCCTTGTCGATGTTGTTTTCTATCTTTACTTAATGTACCGCCTTGAAGTATGAATTGCTCATGAGCTTTATCATCATCTATAACTTTTACTCCAGATACAACTCTTACCCATGCATTATTACCGTTTAAGTATTGTTGTATAAACTCTGGTGTAAATTCGTCCGTAGATTTTTTACTAAAAATATCTGCACGATGTTTAAGCTGAGCAATTACTTCTGTGCTTAAAGTATCTAGTGACGGTATTGGTTCTTTGTAAAATACTCCATCTGACATAACCTATCTTTTAGAATTTAAATCCTTGTACTTCGATACGATTTCATTTTGGTTAGCTGGTATTCTTATTTGAGTTCCTGGCTGAGTTACCAGACTATCTGTTTTTCCGGAAGGATTTGCAGTTGCAATAATCCACCATAAACTTGAATCTCTATAAAACTGCTGTGCTAGAGTATCATACCTATCACCTACTGTTGTTATAACATAGATATCCTCAGCAGTTTCAGGAATATCAGGATATATAGCGTTTTGTATATATCTTGTTCCTTCTTCTGTTAACTGTCCTTGTATTGTTTGATATCTATTCATTTATTATAAATCATCATATATATTAGTTTGGTTACCTATTTCCATAGGTTTCCCATCTGTCATTTCAATGAATTTAGATTTCTGAGGTCCTATGAAAGGTACTAAACCAGTTTGAGGTATAAATTCATGATGTACATCCATTGAAACACTCACATCTAAAACGTGAGGTACTTTAATAATGTCTTTTTCTTTGTCTGGGGCAAGTTGTATTTCCCATGGATAATCTTGCTGCCAATTTAAGTTAACAGTATTAACAGTACAAGGAGCTCTATCTAAATAATCTCCTACAGTTACTTTACAAAAAGTACCTCTCATAAATAAACCATCATCACTAAATGTAGGAGCTGTGGTTGAAACTAAATAGTTTAATTTTCTATATAATGGTACTAAATCTACTCTACTATACGCTGCTATTTTAAATCCTAGTTGAACATTTCTTTCAAACCCAGTATAGTTAACGAAAGATTCAGGTCTTCCAATATACTGTGTTTTATTCCACATTCCGTTATAGTTATCACTAAAAGTATCTAAATGAGCTCTAAAATTCAGTATTGCTGCCTCTTTACTTTTACCTTGATCAAATACATAAAATCTAAAAGGTATCATATCTTCTGCTAAGCCGGTGTCTAAACCATTTTTTTGAGGCTCACCTACTGTAATTTTATTATTCACTCCATTGCCAAGATTACTATTAAAATCAAGATCTGCTGCTTTATAGTTAATTCTTCCAGCTGATTTTGGTAGGTCAGTACCGTCATTTAAAGGTATCTTTTTAGTTTTAGTTATACCTCTAGAAACTACAGTAGTATGTCCTGTTTTGATTTGCTTTTTTTGTAAATCATCAGAATCACCGAATTCTCTTTTAGTATAGTCTCTATAATCTTTACCTTTAACCTGAAGTATACCTTTATATAAATGTAGACCTAATCCGTTTAATGGAGTTTGTCCTATATTAGTAACAGCAGTTGCTAGTATATCTAAAGCCTTATCAATAAGATCTTTACCTAATTTAGGACCGGCTGCATATACTGCTTTAGTATCAGCAGCATTTATAAAACCATTAATTGCTTGTTTTGCGACATGTGATAGACCTGGTTTGGCAATTACCAATTTGGCCATACGAATAGTATCATCCAGTCGCTTACCAGCGAGGATGCCTTGTACAGCCATCATGGAATTTCTTCCACCTTCTTGATCTACATCTTTAACTACAAGTGGTTTTCTATTTATACCACTTTCAAATTTTAAAGACTTTAGATCTGTTTTTAGATCTACTAATGCCATATACTTTTATTACTGTGGTGGGTTATCTAAGTATTTTGGTGGAGTAGCTCCATCTAAATCATGAATAGAATGTTCTGCTTTCATATTAGAAGGCTGGCTTCCTTGAGCATGAAGGTCTGAAGTATTCAAAGCTCCGTCTCTGATAGCAGGTTTTTCACCTTTTAATGATAAAGTACTTACTTTAACTGAATCTTTAAGTGCCATGTTATTTAAATTTAAGGGTTAATATTATGTTTATAAATATCTTAATAATTACCAGCAAGTGATTGTCCCACTCTAAACGAATCCATTTTAATAACAGATTTAGGAGGGTTAACTATATACTGGTAAAGTAATGCTGTTTGGTTTTTCAATTCTCTTATTTCGTCTCTATGCTGTTTATCACTTTCTTCTTTTATTTCGTTTAGTTTATTTAAATGCTGTTGTGCAGAAGATATAGTTTCTTTATTATCTTTATTTAGAACGTTGGAGAATTTTTCAACTGCTTTCATAGGAGCCTTAATAACAGAACCAAATAAATTACCTAATTTACCAATGTCAGCTCCAAATCCCATATTTTGTGCTTTACTTAATGGAACTACAGCTTCATTTTCTCCTGTTTCACCTATTAGTGCTATAGTAGGTCTAGTAACAATTCCTCCTTCAGCAAAAGGATTAATTTTACTCCAAAGTGCTTTAGCACCTTCTTTTAAATCAGATACTTTATCTGCTACAAAGCTACCTACTTTACTGTTTTTAATAGCCTCAAATGCATTTTTAGCTTTATCTTTTACACCATTAAACAAATCAGTAGCCATTGTTTTAGCACTATTAAAAGCACTAGAAAGTTTTTCTCCTAACGCATCTTTAAATTCTGAAGCTTTACCTTTTATAAATTCAAATCCACTGCTAAGTTTTTCACCTAATGCATCCTTAAATTGTGAAGCTTTACCTTTTATAAATTCAAATCCACTGCTAAGTTTTTCACCTAATGCATCTTTAAAGTTTCCTGCTTTTTCAGATAAACTACTCCATGCATTACCTAATTTCTCTTTAAGGTTAGAACCAAACGCTTTTGCATTTTCCCATCCTTCTTTAAGCTTGTCACCCATATAGTCAAGGTTTTCAGCAACTTTTTGTCTAAGTTGAGAATTAGGATCACTAAATACTTTGAATGCTTCAGAAGCACCGCCAATAATACCACCAGCAGCTGCACCAATAGCAGTACCAACACCTGGTATAATAGAACCAATAGCAGCACCTACCGCTGCTCCTCTACCGGCAGAACCTAATATACCCATAGCATCATCACCTGCTGAGCCTTTTTCGATTCCT